CGCCATTGGAGTCAAAGGCTACGTTCACCTCAACATTGTCAGAGGCTCTACGGATTTGGACTGCGTTACCTGAGTAGGCGGAGCGTACCTTGCGGAGACTGTAAGCTGCGGCAGGGGTGTTGTCGATGCTGCCGCCTACGAAGTTACTAAAGGATACGTTTCCATTTGGAGTACCTTCGTCACCTGCTGCAACTGTCCAAGATGTGACCTCCCAAGGGTAGTCGGTGATTTGGTCGGATGTTAAAGATGTCGGTTCTTCATCATAATCGTAGTCAGAAAACACCCGCCACTTACCTATATTTGGCCCAGTGGTAGATTTTTTAATACTAACATCGCTACCAAGGCCCTTAAACCATCTGTTGTTAGCGGACTGAAACAAGAATGTACCATCCCATCCGATTCCACCAAAAGTAGCATCGAACGAAGTAATGTTCTGCGGATTGGCAGGGATGTCAGCAGGAAGGGTAGTCTCCTGTTTTCCGTTTACCCAATCTTCAAGGTCCAATGCAACGCCCTCAGCGGTAAAGTCCCGCTCCTCATTGTCAGCGTCACGCCGCACGTTTACGACATTGTTCGCATCGCCATTCAAGGCACGAAGCGAATACGCAGCAGCCGCTCCCGGGAATGTTGGAAGGAGCTTGTCGCCAACCGTGCTAAGTAACGGTTGCCGTTGCAGAGCAGCGTCAAGGCTAATGTGCATCTTAGACCCTGTGAAGTGCTACTAGACCAGAGGAGATTGTTACGCTGCTGAACTGACCATAGAGGATAGTTCCAGCCGCAAAGGTATCAACCAGTTTTGCGGAGTTCTGTACCTTGTCAGCAGCCGTTAGTGCAGAGATAGTGGAATCCTTGAGGAACTGAATAGCACCAAAGGAACCAGTAGTAGCACCAGCAGCGGCATCAACAATAATAGAACCAGCGGAGGAAAACTCCAGAGCGTTGTTTCGAGATTTAGCCATAGCGGTATTATATCACAGGGGGTTAAGGTTATCGGGCTTGCCGATTACCATGAGTTGAAAATTTCTTGTTTACGGTGTTGTTGTTCGCCTGTTTGTCCAAGCGTAACAATTCCCGACCAAGCATTAGTTCAGCCTGTTGGGACGCAATCACCGCCTTGTCAGTCTGACCATCGCCAGTATAGAAATCAGCAAGTGCGGTATAGATGATGTAATCCACGAACTCGCTTGGGATGTCAGTACTATCGGGAGTATAACTAGGGTTGAACTGCTTCTTGTAAGTTACGAATGCAGATGAAGCATCCGCAGTAGTAAGATTAAGAATATGCGCCCCCGTTGAATCCACATAGAACTCAAATTCTAGGGCTGAGTTCCGCAGGAACGGTTCAGTCCGATGGATTCTGAGAAACTCGCCAATGGTATCCTTGCCGCCCTCAGCGTAAGGAATAGTTTGTGCAGGGGACGAAGAGATAGTTCGCTCCTCACCTATGACCAAGTATCGGGGCCATGCGTCCGATTCATTGTAAGCTCTTACCGCCGCACGATTAGTCGAGCTTTGCAAAAAGAACTCATCAGCCGATGTCAATGTTTCCAGACCAGCAATAGCCTGGAAAGCATTTTTGACATCAGTAAATGTTACGTCCGATGGCATTACTGCACGTTGTTACCGAGGACTGTTTCCGCTTGATTCAATGGTGTTCCACCAGCCTGTATATTGTGACGGCGGAATTGAGTCTGCGGACGGTACTGAAGAACATCGTGACGGAACTGACGGCTTTGGTTACGAACTTTGTCAATCTCCATGCGTAAAAGCAATTCAGTGTTCTGGTCCTCTACCTGTGCTTTTTCTGTCTGACCGTCTCCACGGAGGAAATCAGCATAAGCACCGAAGGCACAGTATTCAAAAAACTGGTAAGGGATGTCTGGGTTATCACCTGCCTCATCTCCAAACAATCCGCTTGTGTAGGTTCCTCCCTCCGCAACAACCTCCTCAAGTGCTTTGCGATAAGTGACGAATACATTAACTCCATTAAGAACCGTTGGACTTACGATTTTAACTGCGGGAGACCCTGATGAGGTCGTTGTTGAAACAAAGGTGTACTCCTCTGGATAGCGTGTATTCGTTGGGTCCGTTTTGTGAATACGGAATACCACATTGGCCTCATTGTCTAAATCCAGACCCGTTGTTACACCGTATGTTTGAATCGTATTATCATCAGCCGTAACAAGTGCAACGGACTCACCGATAATCGTAAAGTCAGGCCAAGGGTAACGCTCGTAAGCTGCACGGATACGACGATTAACGGACTGCCTCAAGAAGGCAGCATCAGTAGTTTCAAGGGCCGCTAGACCCGCAATGGACTTGAAGCGTTCTTCAAGGCTAGTATAGGAGACTGTAGGATAATTAGCCATAGG